CCAGTGAGTGGCCTTTTGGCGCAATCTGGTGTATCAAGTGAACAAGCACAGGAGATAGAAGACTATCTCTCAAGAACAGGATTGTTACAGTAATGGCTATTACAACCTATGCAGAACTAAAGACAGCGATAGCCAACTGGCTAAACCGCGATGATCTTACAAGCGTTATTCCTGATTTTATCAGTCTTGCAGAGGCTGACTTTAATCGTAAGATACGTCACTATAAGATGGTTGAGCGCGTTGATGCTACGCTGGATAGTCGCTATGTGCAGCTTCCTGCTGACTGGATTGAAACAATCCGCTTTGGCATTACAACGAACCCCACATATCGCTTAGAGATTATCGGCATTGAGGATATGCTGCAGTATCGTGAGCAGAACGGCGACACCTCTGGTCGCCCCAAGTATTACAGCCATGTCGGCGAGAGCATTGAGGTTTTCCCTACCCCGGACGCTGAGTACGGCATGCAGCTTGCGTATTATGCTCAAATACCAGAGTTAAGCGATAGCAATACATATAACTGGCTTTTGCAGTCAGACCCAGATGTTTACCTGTATGGAGCGCTGCTGCAGTCAGCACCTTACTTGCTAGACGATAACCGCATTCCTGTTTGGACGGCGCTTTACCAGAATGGTTTAGCGTCACTGCAGAAGGCATCAGACGATACGCGATTTAGTGGTTCAGGCCGTAGAATGCGCATCACTAGTTATTCTTAATAAAATGGTGTATGGTTCACCTAGATATATCTAACGGAGAAATCCATGTCCTTAACTAACTCATTCGAAACGCACACGCTTCAGTATCTGTTGACCACTGACAGCGTAACACGTCCAACCAACTGGTATATTGGCCTGTTCACGTCTGACCCAACAGACACTGGCTCTGCTGGCACAGAAGTATCAACAGGCACAGGCTACGCCCGCACGGCGGTGACATTCACCGTGTCAGGCGATACTGCATCCAACTCAGCGGCGGTTGAGTTCCCTGCGGCATCAGGCGGCAACTGGGGAACAGTTAGCCACATCGGTGTCATGGATGCATCATCAGGTGGCAACATGATCGTTCATTCCGCACTGTCAGTCGCTAAAGCAATCAACGATGGCGATGTATTCCGCATCCCAACAGGTGACCTAGACATCACGGCTGCATAATGGCGTTACGCTCAACATACGATACTGGTGAATATGGCTCTGGCCTTTATGGCGAACCAGAAACAACGCAGTTCTCTGCAACGGTATCGTTTGGCGTATCAGCTAGTGCAAGTTCGGTTACAGTTGTCGGCGCGGCTGCTACGGCGGCGATCTCATCTAGCGCAACTGCATCGGGCGAGATCATCAAGGATGGCGCGGTTACTGCGAATGTGCTTTCCGTCGTTACGTCATCAGCTATTGAGTATGTGCGCAATGATGGCTTCCGCGCTGGTTATGGCTTAAACACTTATGGCTCTTATATCTACGGTGAGAACTACAGTGTTGAAGATGGCGTCGCGATAGCGAGTATTTCGGTCACGCCAACCGTCAGCTACCAAGTGGTGCGTCAGGTATCGGCAACGCCTGCAATAACGGTAACGCCAAGTGCGCAAGGCTTCATGTCTATCGTGGGTGCTGTAAGCGATACTGTTTCAATAACGCCGAATATAGAGTATAACCGTGTTAGACTATTCTCTGCGAGTGATGACATTCTAGGAGATACAGTAGTGTCTGCGCGTTATAAGTGGTTGCCAGCAACCGATCCGACAACAACGTGGACAACATCAGATTACTTAGAGAGGGCCGCATAAATGCCTACGAACACAACAACATACAGCTTGCAAAAGCCCACCGTTGGCGGCGATGAGGACGCTTGGGGTGGTTATATCAACTCAAACCTAGATACGCTTGACGATCTGCTAGACGGAACAACGCCTGTCACTGGTATCGACATCAACTCAGGTTCGATTGACGGAACAGCGATTGGTGCAAACTCTGCGTCAACTGGTGCGTTCACCACAATGTCAGTCAGTTCTACATTTACGCTAGGCGGCACTGCTGTCACAGCTACAGCGGCAGAAATCAACTACCTAGACGTAACAACCCTTGGCACAACAGAAGCAAGCAAGGCAGTCACGGCAGACGCAAATGGCGTTATTACATTCGACAACGGCATTTCTGAGGAATACACAGCGGTCACATCATCATCGAATGCAACGACAGTTGATCTGCAAGACGGCACAAACTTCAGCCACACGCTGACAGAAAACACGACATTTACATTCAGCAATCCTGCATCATCGGGCAAGACATCTAGCTTTACACTGAAGCTGGTTCAGGATGCATCAGCGTCAGGCTACACAGTGACTTGGCCTAGCTCAGTAGATTGGCCTGCGGCAACAGCACCAACATTAACAGCCACGGCATCTGCGGTTGATTACTTCGTGTTTATTTCGCATGATGGTGGCACAACATGGTATGGGTTCACGGCTGGTCAAGCATTGGGGTAAACAATGGCTAATACTAAGAAACTTATCCAAGCCGCTGCGGGTGCTGCTGGTGGTGCTGGCCTGAATGTTGAGGAAGTGTTCAGCACTTATTTGTATACTGGTAACTCAACTGCTAGAAGTATTACTAACAACGTTGACCTTGATGGCGAAGGTGGGTTGGTTTGGATTAAAAGCAGAAGCTCTACGAGAGAACATTCTCTTTATGACACTGAAAGAGGTGTAGAAAAACTAATTAAAACAAACTCAACTGGGACAGAGCAAAATACTTCTGGTGGATTAACTGCTTTTAATAGTAATGGCTTTTCACTGGGAACGTATGCAGACATAAACGGCTCTGCTTATGGAGACTTCGCCTCTTGGACATTCCGCAAAGCCCCTAAGTTCTTTACATGTTTGACCTATACTGGGGATGGTGTTGCTGGTAGAGCTATTAGTCACAACCTTGGTGTGGCTCCAGGTGTTATTATAGTTAAAAGAACTAATAGCGCAGAAAACTGGCAAGTATACCATAGATCGCTTGGTGCAGATAAAGTTTTAAACTTAAATCAAACTTATGCTCAAGATGATGAGGGTAATATACCCGGAACACAAACTTGGTATGACACACCTACAGATAGTGTATTTTATGTAGGGTCTACAAATAAAACCAATGGGTCTGGGTCTACCTACGTTGCCTACCTATTCGCCCACAATGACGGTGACGGTGAGTTCGGCCCTGATGGTGATGCTGATATTATCAAGTGTGGGAGTTATAGTCACACTAATGGAACAGACACAAACATAGATTTAGGGTTTGAGCCTCAATTTGTTCTTCTAAAAAGCAGCACTTTAGCCACAGGTTGGTTTATATGGGATACGATGAGGGGTATCACGACAGGTGGCTCTAGTAGTAACCCTGATCCTTATTTATTAGCAAATTCATCAGCGGCCGAAAGTTCTGGAACAACTAATTGGTTAGATTTAAATTCAACAGGTTTTACAGCTCCTGGCTCAACTTGGGGAACAGGCACCTACATCTACATAGCCATACGCCGTGGCCCAATGGCGGTGCCGACTGATGCGACTGATGTGTTTGCTCCAACAACAGGTGTCTCTGGTGGGACAAAAGTAAGCACAGGTTTTCCTGTAGACTTTCAGTTAATAAAAGATGGCAGAACGTCTTCAGGTAGCATTAGGGCCGTGTCTCGTTTAACAGGGGTTGATACAACATCAAACTTTACTGATTTTCAGTCTGCGAATTTTTTATACACAGCCGCAACAAGCGCTGAAAGTTCTTCTGGAACAATAACCAATGCTTGGGACAATACAGGTTTTGAAGTAGCTGCTGCTTATGGAACAAATACAATGCATTGGTCTTGGAAACGTGCCCCTTCCTTCTGTGATGTCGTTGCTTACACGGGGACGGGATCAGCTAGTCTTACTGTAAATCATAATTTAGGTGTAGTCCCAGAAATGATGTGGGTAAAACGCCGTAGTGGGGCATCAAACTGGAAGGTCTACCATAAAGACTTAACTAATACGAACAGCTTTTTATACCTTAACAGTAGTGCCGCAGAAGTTTCTAACCAAACAAATGTTTGGCCCACTGCGCCTACTGATACGCAGCTTACTATAGGTAACTACACTGGTGATTATGTAGGTGGTGGAGATAAAGGTATAGCCTACCTATTCGCCTCACTTGATGGTGTATCCAAGGTGTTTTCAGTAACGAAGTCCTCTGGCAGTGATGCTAGTGTGAACTGTGGGTTTAGCTCAGGGCCACGCTTTGTATTGCTCAAGCGCACTGATAGCACAGGTGATTGGTATGTCTGGGATAGTGAACGTGGTATCGTTGCAGGTAATGATCCATACCTACTGCTAAACAGCACTGCGGCAGAGGTTACATCCACGGACTACATTGATCCAACATCAAATGGTTTCACTATTGTGAACGGTGGTCTAGCTGATGGTGACTATATCGGATATGCAGTGGCATGAGCCACTTAATCAACTGACAGAAAGGAAAGTCAACAGATGTCAGAATATCGTAACAGAACAACAGGTGTCGTAAAGACCCAAGGGCAGTGGCGCAATGAGTTCGCCAACATGTCCCTGCCTCGTGTATGGAAAGCAGCAACCCTAGACGCACTAGACCTAGACCCAGTGCTACGCAGCCCAGCGGCTACAGTAGGCGACTATCAGGTGTCAGTGCGTGATGGTGTTGAGCAGAACGCAAACGGTGATTGGGTAGAGAAATACGTTGCCCGTGACATGTTTGCTGACACCACAGAGGATGGCGTTACGACAACTAAGGCAGAACATGAGGCTGCATACCAAGCTACACTAGATGCTGATGCGGCTGAGCGCAATCGTGCCACACGCGATGCTAAATTAGCAGAGACAGACTTTTACGCTCTGACAGACGTAACTCTAACAGCAGAAATGACAACTTATCGTCAGGCTTTGCGTGATATAACAACACACGCGAATTGGCCTAATCTAAACGACGACGACTGGCCTACGAAACCTTAATGGGGGAGACATGGTAAATGCCACTCATCCCACTTCAAATCCCAAAGGGTCAGTATCGCAACGGCACTGACCTAATGGCGCAGGGCCGCTGGCGTGACGTAAACCTTATTCGCTGGCACGAAGATGCTTTGCGTCCAATCGGCGGTTGGAGACAACGCCAAGACGTAGACATTCAGGGCGTAGCAAGGCGCATCATTGCGTGGGAAGATAACTCAGCAAATCGTCGTCTAGCGGCAGGCACGGATGACGCTCTGTATGTGATAAGCGCGGGCGGTGTGAAAACTGAAATTACGCCCGCCTCATTCACGCAGGGGTTGGTGGATGCAGGCATCAATACTGGTTACGGCGGTGGTTTTTACGGTTACGAAGCGTATGGCACACATCGCCAAGATGCAGACCAGAT